CCATCTGTGCTTAAAAATACTCTTGATCCACCAACTCTTCTTGTGCCATAAACAATTGGTATAGGATTTACTGCTGACTCTTTATTAACTAAAACACCTTGTATTTGTTGGGCATCCATTTGTGCTGTTCCTGGTGCTCCCATATCTAATCCAAACGGCATACCTACAATGCTTAACGCCATATTAAAAATATCTAATGTAGCATCAACTACCGTTTCTACGATATCTATAAACGTATCTACAATATCTTCAGCCACACCAATTATGTCATCTATTATATCACCTGGACTTGGACACATATTATAACCTCTTTTTAAACAAATGACCTACGGTTTCAAACTTCATAAACCTGTAAAGTTTTTCTACCTTATCACTTGCTACTGCTACGCTACTTGCTGGACAAAACTCTTTTGCTCCCATTTCTTTTGCCCAATTAGTTGCTGTTTTAATTAATCTTATTGGCACAAAAGCACTCTTACGTTCATTTGGATAAACGTATAATGCTAAATCATTACATAATATTTCATTACTAAAAAAATACGATGTTAAATGAACTATCATTGTTCCAATAATTTTTCCATCTTTTACTGCTACCCACCCCATTCCTTTGTGCGGATTAGCATATATAAAATCTAATGTTTTTTTTAATTTTGTTTTGGAGAATTTTAAATGACTATAAGCACCTTCCGCCCACATAGTTTCTCCTATGTCTAATAAAGAAGGCGTGTCTTGTTTTTCCCATTTTCTAATCTTGTATGTCATATTCTTTTATATAAATTCTTTCCTCTGTGTTAAATCCCATATTCAACAAACTATCATCCTTTACATTTTTATTGCTTATTCTTAATGCCGCTAATTTTTTACTTTGACAATAGTCATCAACAGCATTGAATAATTTTATTGTAGTTTGATTATTATTATAACCTGGTAAAATATAATAGTATTGTAATGTAGCAACTTCTCTATTAGGTGCCCAAGGTAATTGATTAATGTTTAAAAAAGCAAAACCAATTATTTCATCATTATGAAATAAGCCTATGCTACCCTGCCAAAAAGGACTTACTAATCCTCTTCTAATGTGTGTATAAAAATGTTGTTCGTCATAATCAACACCAAACAAACCTGTTTCGTGTAATGCTTTATAACCTAATTTACATACAGCACTGGCATCTTCTAATGTTAAATGTCTTGTATGTATTACGTCTATTCTCTGCCCCATCTTATATCCTTTACTATTTGATTACTAAATTCCATACCTTTGTCGTTATTAAAAAATATTTGCTGACTTGCTATGCTTGTTGTTCTTCCTGCTGTTTTTTCAAAGTCCGCAAATTGACTCGCACATTGTATTGTTAAAGTTGCTGTTTCTTGTGCTTCACTAATTTTCCAAGCAGTTATTCTTCCATCAAAAAACTGAAATACTTTATTACCATTAAACTCACCTGATGAATCAAATATAACACGATATAATACTACACGTTTATCAATGTAATTGTTATTCATTACTAAACCTATTGTAGTTAAATCTACTGCTGTAAAACTTATATCTAATGTATTAACGGTAATACTTCCACTTTCTTTAACATTACCAAACTCTAAAAATTGTCCTTGAGCCAAATAAGAGTTTGCTCCGCTATCTGGTGCTGTAATACTATCATATGAAATATCTAAATTAGCATTTGTATAATACACTGGTGTATCAAAATGTATTTCAATTAAATCTGCTGATAGGATTTTTGATTGTGTTAAAGCGTCCTGAACACTACTATCAAGATTTCTGGGCATTACGTATCCTCTCGAACTAATAATTCGTATGTAAAAAACTTTGGATTCCCTACTTGAAACGATTGGTTATCGCTTGTTAAGAATACTTTAAATGGCACGTTGTTGTATGTTATTGTTGTTGAACTATCAATTGCTGTTCTTAAACTTGGGAATATATTAATGTAATCTTCACTTGAAGCATCTTGATTAACGTCTGCTGTCAGCATATAAACCTTATCGTGATTACTAAACTTAATCATATCACCTGTTTTTAAAGTTCCACTACCACCGTTTGATCTTACATCACTAACACCTGCCGCATAACTTTGTGTTATAGTTGGTGTGCCTGATGCTGATCCACTTGTGCTACCTACTATTGGCGGCACTACCGTAAATGAATCAAACTTACCGCTTTGCTTCATAACAAATGCCATAACAGGCATATAATTGTCTCTGCTTAACGGAACTGATACTAATTTAAAACTCCAAAATTGTGAGTTTATTTGTTTTCTTTGTGTTCTACCTGAAAGTGTTTGAGTTGTTCTCGTTTGAGTATTACTCTTAAACTCCATAGTATTAAATCCTGTTGTTGGGAACGTTCCACTCATTATACTAATGCTCTCCTTCCTTGTTCATTTAATGCTTGATTTATCATACCAATGAATACACCTTGTCTTGATCTAATTAATTTGTCAAAGTCTCTTGTATCCACTGCGTTTATTGTAAAACTAATATTAACTATTTTTCCTTCACCTGCTGTATCGTTTGGTATAACGGTTCCTGATCTACCGGGCACCATAACTTCCGGGCCACCTTCCCCTATAACGTATGGCTTGCCACCCATTACAGATCCACCTTCTTCTCTACCTGGATAGGATTGATTTCTAATCATTGCTACTTGTGCCAACCCTGATGCTACAATAGCCGCCGCTAAAAACGGTCCAAATATACCACCTTGTGCTAATGCCTTCGAAGCACCTTGATATGTGTTTATAATTGCTTCTGTTATTGCTACTGCTTTATTAAGTTCAAATGCTCTTTTATTAACTTGAGCCATTTGTTCTAAAGCACTTTTACCTGCCGCAACGGTTATATCTCTTTTTTCTTCTTCTGTTGCTGTTGTTAAATCTAAATCTTTATATCTACCATCTTTTACAGCACTTAATCTTGCTTCTTGTCTTTTAATTTCTTCTCGTAATGCTTTATCGGCTATTGCTTTTTTCTTTAATGCTACATCTTCTTCTATTTTAATTCTTAATTCAGCAAATTCTTGTTCTACAATAGCACCTGATTTTAAAGCACCTTCTAATATTTTTAATCTTTCTTCTTGAATCCTTGCTATTTGTTCTAATTCAGTTTCACCTAATCTTCGTATTTGTTGTAATTGTGATTTGTTCTTTTTCTCCCACGCATCTTGTATCTTTAAGTTTTTCTTAAAGAGTTCAAGTTTCTCCTTCATCGCTTTTTTCTCTGCTTCCATTACGCCCGCCATTCTCAAAATGCTGTCCGTATAAAGATCTTGCTCGTGATTTAATTCTTGGAATCCACCTACTAATTCTTCAATGTTTTCAAACATTTCAGCAATCTCTTCTTTGAATATTACTGCTCCTGCTACCGCGGTAGCAACTCCAACAGCCAATATTGGGTTTAACGCCATAGTCATCGTCAGCATTCTTATGCCCGCACGTAATTTGGCTAATACGTTGATTAAACTAATGAATTGATTTACTATTATTATTAGAGCAAGGCCACCTAATACTACTTTTAAAACTCCTATGTTTGCTCTTAAAAATTGTATAGCCTCGCCGGCATTTATTACTGCGCCTGCTAATGCTTCGCCAACTTGTTTAGCAAAATTATCTATGCCATCTTGGTTATCATCAAAAAATGCGTTTAAGTCGCCTAATTCTTTTTTAAGTGCTTCAAAAAAGTGTTCATTTACTCCTAATTGAAAACTAAAGAATTTATCCCCTAACATCGAAAGTGTTCCTTCTAATGTTCCGGCAAATTCCTTTGCCGCATTTCCAAATTCTCCACCTTCACCAAATACTTCTTTAAATCTTTTTTTAGTTTCTTCAAGTGTAATCGTCATACCTGATTGAAAACCTAATAAGGCTAATACACCTTTTTCCCTAAAAATATCTGCCGCAGCGGCCCCTGTTGAAAACGCTCTTTGTAATTGCTCACCCGTTGTCTTAAAGTCCAAGCCTGCTACTGCCGCAATATTACCTGTAAGTCTTAAGTTTTCATTTAATTGTTCAGCATCAGCCGATACAATGGCCAAGTTTCCTGAAGCCGCCGCAATATCTTGAAGACTAAACGGGACTTCTCCGGCAAAGTCAGTTAAGGTTTGGAATGCTTTGGCACCTTCTCTTGTTGATCCAAATAAGAACTTAAATCTTAATTGTAATGATTCAACTTCTTTTCCAACTTGTATTAAACCTTTTAAAAACTTATATGTTCCAATAGCCGCTAAAGCAACACCGGCTATCGCCGCCGCCTTGCTCATAGACATTAAGGCTTTTTGATTTTGCCCTAATGCTTTTTTTAATCCATCAAGATCACGTTTGCCCGATACTTTGGCTTTAATGTTATATGTTTGTGTCGTCATCTTCTTTTAGCCTTACTTTTGGCTTTCATTGCCCTCATTTGTTTGTTGGATGCGTCGTTCTCACTTTTAATGTATGCTAACCACATATCTATTTCCAACGTTGTTAGTTCCATTACTTCTGATAAACTTTTTTTAAGTCTATCACCCAACACAAGTAGAAACCTTGTCTCAACGTTGGTTTCTACTCCTTTACTAAATCATCAATCTTTGGTTTTAAAGCCGCGTTATTGATTGTGCCTGCTATTTTTGTTATAACACTTGGATCTGCTTCGTTCATAAGCACTACCCTGTCTGCTTCATTAAAAATCTTTTTTCCACCTTTATCTAATGCTTTTTGAATTAAAGATTCTATTAAAGCCTCCACAATATGGCCCTTTGCTTGTAGATCCAATACCTTACTTTCCACAACAAACGGGTATGTTTTTTTATAAAAAACATCCATATCCCATTCCTTAACGTGTAATTGTAAAGCCTCACCATTCACTTCTCTGTGATAGTGTTTTGTTATTTTTTCTATATTATTTGTCATCTTGTTTTTCCTCTTTGTCTATTGGACACTTCCCGGGACGCTGGTCGGTAAAAACCCCCCGGTGCTTGTTTCGAATAACCCTCGTCAAGACGTGTAGCATAAGGCACGGTGTTCCGTAAATTATAACTTGAATTGGAGTTTTTACTTAATCTCCAATTACGTCTTGCCCGACCCGATTTCTTGGGTGTGAATCTTTTAATTGTTTTAAAAAGATCCTGGGCTATTGAGCGAACTGACTGATTAAATATCCGTTCAAAATCAGCCGTTGCTTTTTCCGTTTTAGGTGATATACTAACTTTTAACAAAAGTATATCTCCTTATGATGCCGCGGCTATTGTTAAGCCGTTTCCGCTACCGTCGTTCGTTCCTTGGAATGAACACGTTCCTTCTACCATACCGTCAAAGTTTGAAGTAATTGAAAAACCGGTGATTATTACTTCACCTGTTAAACTCATACCTGTTGTTTTTCCTGATGGGTAAAGTTTGATTGAAGCGGGTGCTGATCCTTGTGTTCTCATCGCTTGTTGAGCAGTATCGCTGTCTCTTAAGAACACGTCCATAGAACCACTAAAATTAGTTAAACCTGCTTTGTAAGATCTAACTCCAAGTGAATCCATACTTGTATCTTCGATAGTTTCTGTTTCTAAATCTATTGAAAAAGATCTAACAGACGCTACGTGTGATAAAGACGCACCAACATCAAACTCAACTCTTCCACTTTCGCCGGTGTATGTTGTTGTGTTATAAGCCATTATAAGGCCTCCTTGTCATTGGTTGTTGTTAAATCTTTTGGTCCAAAAAGATTTAGATTTGTTTTTGTCTTCAATACTATAGGTGTATCAACTTCTACAACTTTTTTAACATTACGTTTTTTAGTTGTTTGTTTTGATTTCCTTTGTAGCACCGATGGCTCGTTGTATGACCAACCATCTATCAGCCGTTGCTGGACTTGTTTGTTTCCAACAATTTCTGAATTCCCGAATTTATCCCATAATTGAATACTCATTATAAAACTCCTTTTACATATTGATAAACGCATTGAACGGTAATTACTATTTCCCCTAATGGTAATTCTCTTTCAATAACTTCTACATTTGTTATACTTGTGCTAACTCCGTGTATGTTAGTATCTGCTAACGTAATATCTCTATCACGTGATACTTCCAATATTTCTTCTACACGTTCCACAAGTTCATTCTTTAATGTATCTAATTGTGTGCCTCTAACATAACACTTTAATTGGTAATCAATTGTTCCTTGTCTTAAGTCAGTAGATATGTCTTCTCTTGATTCATTCATACTATTCATTAAGATAGCGGGGAATTGTGTTATTGCTATTTTAGATACGTCAAAGAATTCTCTGCTCACTAACCCCAACGCAGGATTGGTTATGTTTTGTAATTGGTTAAAAATATTTGTTGCTATGTTTTCTCTTGCTGACATTACCTTATAAGCCTATTATGATAAAATGTTTGTTTTTCACTTTCACTAAATGTTCCGGATGAATCTAAATCATACGCGACACCTACGGCTAATATTGAGTCAAACTCTTCATTAAACTTTTCTTTGTAGTAATGTAGTTTTTCTCTAAATGAATCGCCTTCTACCTCGAATCTTGATAAACGTGGGTAAATGTATTGATACAGAACGTGATATACAGCCGCTCTTGTAAATTGACTGCTATCTAATCTGCTGGGTGATAATTTAGTATTTGTTCCTATAACACTTACGTCGTTTGTGCCGTATCTTGCTGTAGGATACCATTTTATGTTTAATAGTCTTATAATGTCATCATAGGTCTTTTCGTGTAGATCACTGAAGTCCTGGATTCCATAGTTTTTTATGTCTGGTTCGTATTCAAGTATATTTGAATCACTTGCGAATGTAGCCATTAGTAAAAGTCCTTCTTTTAATTTAATACAATAAAGTCCTTCTTTATTGTAATGTTATTTATTTAATATAAAAAAAAGGCCCCATATTTCTACAGGGCCTTTTAATGTATTTGAGCAAATTAATTATTAGTTAATTTGTTTGTCGCCTCTTACTAATACTGCGTATGCCGCCTGAACAACACCATTACCTCGTGCTGTTGTGCCTACATATTCCGTATTTCTTAAAGACGCATCTCTTTGTGTTTCAACTTTTACTGGTCTTTTTAGAACGTGTCCAAAAGCCGTTGGGCTAAAGACTGATCCCAAAGCATCTGTCGCAACTGAATCAGCCGCAACCGTAGCACTTTGAAATATTTTTACGTTATAAAGTCTGCCAACAAATGCTGACTTTGATAATAGTTCATTACCAACACCTGATAAAGCAGTTGCTCCACCTGATGCGTAGCCGGCAGTTGTTAAAGTTTTAACAACGTTGTATGCTTGACTTGGATGTAATACACACATATAATCGCCATCAGCATCTGTAGGTGCTGATTGTGCTCTTAATGTATATACTGCTTTCAAAATCGTGTCCGGTGTAATTTCTACTCCATTCTGACCAACATTTTGTGAAATATTAGCCTCTGTGAATAAAGCAAAAGCATCCGTGTCGATTTTTTCTGCCAAAGCATTTCCTATCATAATCCCTACATCTGAACCCATATTTCTTGCTGTGGATTCTGATAAAAGATCTGATACATCAACTCTTGCGCCGATTTCGCTTGCCGCGATATTAACACTTGAAGTTGATGGATTTAAAGATGAAAGGTCGTCAGTTTGTGCTGGAGCACTTGCTGAAACACTTCCATATACAGGAATTTGAGCCGTTAAGCCCGGTGTTCCTGTCATATCATAAACGTTGAATACGTTCGCCGCTATAGATTTCTCTTGTAAAGTAAATCTTGCTTCTTGAAGAATATTCGTCAGTAATGATGTATCACCTGTTTCTAGTTCTGGACTTGCCATTTTCTAGTCTCCTTGTTTATAAAAACTTTATATTTTGGGTTTATAAACTTCTCGTCTTAACTTTTTATATAAAGCAAATTGTTCTGGATTTTTAAGATCCAACTTGTTTATATCAACATCTGTAGCACCCTCTGAAGATGTGTTTGATTTAGATCCGCTACCTGCTGGTCCTGCCAATACGAAATGAGTGTTGCTTTGTAAAAATTCAGCAACGAGTCCATCCGGAGTTAAAGCATCGCCTTTTTCAGTATAACGTGTCTGTTTCGATATCGGGTCAATAATTTCAACCGAACCGTCTTCATTCATTTTAACCTGATCTCTCACAAGTCTTACAACTTGTTCAGGATTAATAGCAGAATGCTTACTTGCTGAATTTAGCAAGGCGCCATCCACTTTAATGTTTGACAATTCGTTTGTTAAAGTATTGACTTTTGATTGGGCCTTTTCGGCTTGCTCTCTCAATATTGTTTCAAACTCACCTTTTTTCTTTTGCTCGTCTATTTTGGATTGCTCCTCTTTATCAAGCAAAGTTCTGTAATGTTCAACATTTACACCGTCGAATTTTCTTAACACTTTTGCTTCAGTCGTGTGTTTGACCTTGGCCATTATGTTATCTACATCTTCCTGTGTATATGCCTTCGTTGGTTGATTTACAACGTTCTCCTGCGATGGATCTATATTTTTTGTTTGTTCAGGTTGTGCCGCAGTAGCATTTTCCTTATTCAAATCCGATGTTTGTGTTTGTGTTTGTGTTTCTTGACTCATCGAGTCCTCCTATTATTTTCTCGGGTAGTATTGCCCGTTATACGTTTATTTATTGATTGCTTTACCGTATAGTGGTTTTTTACCTTTGTTTTGGCTATCACTATATAAGTTTAATATTTCTTGTCCTCTTGCTCTCGCAATTTTCCGCATTTGTCTTAATGCTCTTCTTGCCTGTATAGCATAACGTCTTGAAGGCCTATTCATTAATTTATCATAGGCATTAAAATAATCTAAACAAGTTTTTTTTAATATTAAATGTCTTGCTGACTCAACTGGCTCTTTGTATATTCTTCTTATTGTATTTGGCATTAATGATATGATTCCTCATCTACACATTGTCCTTGATTCCAATTTAAATCTCTTTCTAATCTATAAGGTTTAATATGTGAATATTTTATTTTAGCAAACAACTCGTATTTGTCATAAAATTCTGTATCTTGTAAATCAAATGTAGTTGCGCCTTTATCAAATGTCATATTAATCAAAATTAATAACGCTCCAAGGCATTGCTCTACCTTGTGAGTTCTTTACTAAATCACCTGTATCTACAAAACTCGCCGATCTTAACATTTTGTAGCCACTGGAGGTAATCTTCTTTTGATGGACTTGGACGGGCTTTACTTGTCTTCCTTTTATGTAATACTTTGGCCCTGGGATTGACGGACCTTTTCTGTTTTTGCTGCCTGCCATCTATATCTACCCCTGTCATTAAAACTTCCTGAATATTTTATCAAACCACTCTGCTATTTTATCCAAAGTCGCAAAAATAGCGTCTAATATTTTATCTATCATTATTATTCCTTTTATTGATTGTTTTGTTCTGGTGGATTAACATTACTATCTCCAACACTTTTAAGCATTTCTTCTAACTCGTCTTCGTTTTTAGCAAGTAGTTCTTTAATTTTTATTTCAATTATATTTTTTAAATCTGGCGATGCTACTGCTACATCTTTTTGAATTGTTGCCGCTTTTTGTAATAAATCCATATCCAAGTTTTTATCTCTAATATGAAATGCCATTGGATACTTTATTTGTCCATCGAATGCTGTTCCTTGCCATTTAAAAAAGAATCTAAAAAATTGTTCTTCAAATAATTCTAATTGTTTTGCTTTTTCTGATAGTTTAGCATCCAAAAGTAAAAACTCACTCATCATTGCTACACCGGACATTTGTCTTGACTCGATGCTACGGATGGCGCCCATATGGGCAATTCTATCGATTGCTTTAATTTTACTTTCAATACTTTTTAAAATAGCATCTAAATTAGTTCCCGATGGCTGTAAAAGGTAGGGCTTAAGGCCCGCATCCGTTTCATTAGGCATAGTAATAATACTACCCGCTCCTGCCGTAGCACTCACATCCGGAGTTTTTACAAGTGTTGGGTGATTTGTTAAACGGATTAATTGTTCAATTTCTGATATTTCTTGATATATGGAATTTTGTAGATCCGCTACATCATTTACATCGCTGACTCCTATTCCACGTATATTTGATCTTGCCGCATAACACCAAACTGCTGGAATACTTCCAATTGGATTTGGTTTGCTTTCTATAAGTTCAAAAGGTTTATTCTTTGCTGGATAATATGCTTGTAAAGTAATTTCTTCTTTAGTCCAAGTTCTACAATAATATTTTGTTGTAGCACCATACGTTTTGTCATCTTTTTCTAATAATTTTAAATATTGTAATTCATAATGTCCTGATGGTAGTCTTTCAAAGTTCCAATCAATTACATTTTCCGGGGTAAAAATGGTCGCATAAGGACGAATGCCCAATTTTAATTCCTCAGCACGAGTGCCCATTTGTGTTTCGGGGCGATCCACCATTACTAAACAATGACCATATATGGTGCTCATTAAATTCACATCACGCATAAACGATTCCCAACTTCTGCCTTCCATATCAGCATCTTCTAAAAATTGTTCTATTTCTGGAGCATAGTTATAACTACCAAAATCTCTTTTAGGTTCTTGTCTAAAAATAAAACTATTATAGATATGTGCTATTGACTTAACGTGGTTGTCTAAAGGCGTTTGTGCTAATCTTGAAACATATTCTGGTGCTGATTCATAAACGTATTTTGTTAGATAATTTCCTGCTCTATATTGAGCACCACCCAAATAAGAGTTTATTAAAAACTTCCATCTTTTAATATGATTAACATATTCGTCGTGTGCTGGTAAGCCTTGTAAGAATCTTTCACCAACGTTAGTGTCTTCGTTGTTTGTTAAACTATACTCTGCCATAAACTGCTTGTCCTTGTGGTTGTGTTTTTTGTGTTTGAACGTTAAATCTTTGTATTGGTTGTTCTTCTATATCACGTTTAATTGGATACAAATAACTTATCATATAACCTAAAGCGTCTCCTAAATGATCTAAACCTTGTTGCTTGTTTGGCACACTTGTTCCTTCTTTATATGTTTGCTTGACAAGTGTATTTACAATATTTTTACATTTGGAATTTATAAACAAACTTCTAACATTATTAGCATTACATAATTTACTATTAACACTATTAATTCTATCTCTTACTGCCATATGGCTTCTTAAAACTTTACATATAAATCCATTATTTTGTAAAATAGATAAGTCCGTTTTTCCTGCCGCACTTGTTCGTCTTTGAACACACGACGGATCCGGGAAGGCTATAATTTTTTTATTAGGATAACGAGTTAAAATCTCATCACATAATTCTTGTGTATCACTTCCAAATATACGTATTTCATCAACAATGTCTATAACGTTATCTCTAATTACGGCTATAACAGCACTAATTGGACTGACATTAAAATCTATGCCTACAAATAATATTTTATCTGCTTCTGTAATAGCATTTGCTCTAACATTTTTAGACATATCAAAACTTGCGTATATTAGGCCCGTGAATGTTTCCCAAGTTGCTTCATATTCCTGACGATATACTTTTTCTGATAAATCGTTTTTTGCTTGTTCTATTTCGTCAGCATCTACCCAACCGCCTTCGCGTGTCGTATATAAATGACTGGACCACTCGGTTTCTGTTTGATCTTTTCCTCTTTGAAATAAATCATAAAACCAATTATGACCTTTGGGGGTTCCTGTGAATAAGCACCTACCTTTAGTGTCGCTCAAGGTTGGACGTAAAACCTCGGTCCAACTTTGTTCGCTTATATCAGCACATTCATCTAATACAAGGTAATTAATTCCCACACCACGAAGGCTATCCGGGTTATCCGCACCTCTTAAACATATAAATGAATTGTTTTTTAAATGACAAGTTAAATCTGCTTCGTTAAACTTTTTAGCCCAACGTAATTCTATTAATTTTTTCTTTAATAAGTTCCAAGCAATTTGGCGTGCTTGTCTATAACTGGGCGCGACGAGCCAACATAATTGGTTTGGTTTTCTTGCGTGGTAGCATAATTCTCTAATTGCTAAAGTTGTTTTGCCGAATCTTCTGCCCGAGACCAAAACTTTAAATCTACTTTTATCTTGTGCTACAACGTTTTGTGGATTTGATAATTTCATATTTTACTCCTGCCACGGTAAAGGTGTATTGCTTTCAGTATCTATTGCGTTGTCTTTTTGGCCGAGTAATTGTTTCCCCAACCATATAAGCATACGCACATCTTTTTTTTCTACTGCCGCCTCAAACTGGGCTTTACGTAAAGACTTTTTACCTTCTGCTCTACCTTTATCTATTATTTTACTAAATCTTTTTTGTAATGTTGAAACTGATGTTTGTGCCACATCAGCAATTTCCTCATATGAACAATGAATACTTGCTAACTTAAAAATTAAATCGTGGTCGATTTTATATTTCTTTTCCGTCATTATAGATGTTTAGGTCCTATTATAATCCTAAATCTCCTTACATCAGTATCACCGTTTGTTGTTATTATTGAAACATCAATATTATATTCATTACCGCTTGTTCCTGCTTCTAATCTTATATTAACTACTGCCGCCGCAACTACTACATCCGTTGATGGGTTTGTTGGTAGTGCTAAAGGACTGGCATCGCCTGATATTGTTTCTATACTAACTGAAGCACTTGATATAGCGTCTCCGCTGTTTAAATAATCCGTGAAGTCGATTCCATATTGGACGTTTGCTGAAGAGTGCTTTTCTATGTATGCTCCCTTATTATCCTTCTTAAATCCTGTTAAATTGGCCATTAAACCTCGCTCCTTACTTTTGGAATACTGCTTCTTTGACTAAATGTTGGTTTGAATATTTTAATTTTACGTGTTTCTTCTAACACTGGCAGTCTCCTTGTTTCACTTATAAGTTTATTTACACGTGTTTCCTGTAAAACACTATTTAATCGTGTCTCAATTGGTAAAACAAACGTTCTTAATTCTTGTGGAGCAGTTAATATATTCCAAGGGTCAGCAATAGTAATTAATCTTGCGTATGATAACTGCGTATTAAACGCACTAAAACTTGCTCCTGCTTTGTAAGATACGTTAGCATTACCGCTTATTGATGCTATTGGTGTTAAATCTTTTGTTGGACTATGTGTTTGAGTAGCATTAGAACTTAATGTTGATGCTACATTATAATCTTCACTTGTTTCTTTAAATGAAACATTACCATTAGCACCAATAGTATATGCTGTGCTAAATGATCCTTCACCAAAATGTAATTTACTTCCTATGGATGAAACACTAAACACACCTGATGGCGAAGTTGATACATTTCTAATTCTTATATAATCACTTGTTATACTTGTAGTTGCTGGTAAGTCTTTTACTTGACTAAAGCCTGTTGTTTTATTAGCATTAACTGAAGTATCAACTGCTGTTGTAAAGAGTCCTGTGCCTGAATTAACTACACCGCCATTACAAGTAAAGTTTATTGATTTAACAAAAGCAATTAATCCTGGATGCCATTTACCACTAAACCATTCGTCCCAAGTTCTATCTATAAAGGCACTTTCAGCAAAAGTATCCCAAGTGTAATCGTCTTGTCTTCCTTCATAAAATGCGTTAAATGTTCTACCTCCAACACTTATAGTTGATATAACTGCTTCAAAACTTGCTGTTGCTGATGTGTATGATACATTACCGCTACCACTTAAACTTGCTGTTGCTGTTATTGTTTTACTTGGTCCGTGTGTTTTGTTTGCGTTTATGCTTGTTGTAGTTGTTGATGAACTACTTGTTGTTGGTTGTTGTAATTTACCACCATTACAACTTAAACTTGATGTTGATGTTAAACTTGCTGAAGCAAAGTCAAACTTTTCAGCACTTACACTTACGGTAAATGTTGATGTAAAATCTGCTTTTACATTACCTACATTAGCCTCACAACTTAAAGTAAATGTTGATGCTGGTAGGTCAAGTGCTTCACTTACATAGCCGCTGGCTACAAAGTCATCTAATATATAATCACCAACACTTGGAGTTGGTGTTGTATAACTCTCTGGAGTGTAATATGATTGGACAATATAAAGGTCGTCCGCTATTCCTATACCTTTTAGAGCCATTGGGCAATCTCCTTAATTAGGATTATGCCAACGATATCGTAAGGTTGCCTGCTGTTATTTGGAATGTGTCGCCTGACAATACTTCTTTAGCATTATCAAGTTGTCCATAAAAAAGAACATTACCCGTGTGTGTAGTTGATCCATCTGGAGTAAAAGCACCATCCATAACTGCTATACAAGTTATTGTTGAACCTGATGCCGCTTCGTTATTATAGTTTGCGTCTGCTGTAGAAAAAGTAGCATTCGCACCATTTGATGTTGCTGTTCCACCACTTGCCGCCGCAAATTGGATAGTTGTTCTTACATAC